CAGTGTAGGTGAAAACAAACGCAGCCGGAATATGACCCTCCGCGCTGACATCCGCTGCCATACTGCCTGCATTGGAGGAACTGTAAATCAGACTCTCGTCATAGCAGAAGGAATATCTCAAAACGCTGCCCTCTTCGGAGGACATGGTCATCCGGGAGGGTGTTGCTGTATACCAGGGCGTTGTGCAGGCCATGGAGGTCGGCACTGACAGCCAGCGTGTATCTGTCAGTTCGGTCTTGGTCAGATAGTTCAGCTGAATGCCCCGGAAGAACTCCTTGGTGCCGTAGGGTTTATACACCAGGAACAGTTCTTCCGAGGCTGTACACCAATCCACAAACTCACGGTAATCTTCGTAGGCATTCCTGCCAATGAACACCAGGTCGCAGGCGACCGTCGTTTGAGGCTCCGACTCACCGCTGACCATGCGAAAGAAACCTTTATGCAGATCTGCAAAGGAGGGCGACAAAGAAAGCCCCAGACCTGTGGGATTGGAAAGGAAAATGCCAGACTCACCATTCAAGGCTCGTCTGACACCCAGGCCGTTTTCCATATAAAACTTTCTCATATTGCCGCCCCCAGTCTTGCATTGAATTTCACGAACAGGTAGTCGATGGTCGCCTCATCCAGCGTCTGCGGATAGATGTTGATAACGGTCTGTGCTGCTGTGGTACCGGGGATGCCGTTGGTGCCGATGCTGCCGTTCACATCGATCTGCGAAGGCAGGCTTGTAGACAGATCCGCAGCCAGACCATGCATAACATCATTGATATCCCCGGCCATAGCTTCAGCTGCTCTCACAGCATCATCGCCATTGTCCTCAATGGAGCCGGACAGGCCCTTCACCAGCATTTCGCCCACCCAAGCCATTTCACGGGATGGACTTCGGATACCGAAGAAATTGCAGATCCCATCCCAAATAGAACTGATCCAGGCGGACACCTTGTTCCATAACCATCCAGCAAGGGACTGGATACCAGACCACAGGCCTCGAACCAGGTTCTGACCCACACTGCTCATTTGGGATACACCTTCACCAAACGCAGATACCAGTGCTGCAATGATCTGTGGGACCGCCTTGACGATCTCCACGATGATCTTGGGCAAATTGGAGATCAGGGCGATGAAGAGTTTTACACCAGCTGCAATGATCAGTCCCACATTGGCGGCGAAGGTATTGACCAGCTCACCGACGATTTGCGGAACCGCCGTTACGATGATGCTGATGATCTGGGGCAGATTCTCGATAAGAGAAATCAGCAGTTCCACACCAGTGTCGATGATATCCGGGATGGAGTTCAGTAGATTAGTCACCAGACTGTCGATGATTTTGGGGATAGCCGTCAGGATCGTGGTAATAATCTGAGGTAGGGCTGTGATCAGTGAGGTCAGCAGCTGAATGCCTGTCTGGATGATCTGCGGAATGGAATCGATAATGAAATCAATAATGGAGTCGATGATCTCCGGCATAGCTTCGATGATGACCGGGATGGAATTGAGCAGACCCTCTGCAAGCCCGGTGATGAGTTGCAGGGCTGCGTCCAGGACGAGGGGCAAGCTGTCCACCAGACCCTGTACGATGGTGACTACCGCCTCCACCGCTGCCGGGATGAGTTCCGGCAAAGCCGAACCAAGACCGGAAGCCAAAGAGGTGATCAGCTGCAAAGCCGCATCAGCCAGCAGAGCCACATTCTCTACCAAAGCGTTGACGATGGTCATGACTGCTTCTACTGCCACAGGGATCAGCTGCGGTAACAGCGACATGAGCATCGAAAGCACCTGGGTGAAAAGATCCGTAACCACAGTCATAAGGGTGGGAACCAGATCTGCCACGGCAGACAAAATGCCCCCCAAAGCTGTAGGTAGGGCGGCGATCACATTTTCGATGATCGGCACCACATTCGTCACCACAGCCTGGAAGGCATCGACTACATTTTGGGTTAGATTGACCATATCAGCATCGGCATTGCCCAGGCCAGCTGTAAAAGAGCCAACCGCCGCTTCCAGCAGGCCAAGGGAGCCGCTTATGGTCTGAGTTGCTTCTTTGGCAAAATTACCTGCGTATTGCTCGGTATTTTCCAGGAACATCATCATGGCCATTTCGGCCTTCTCAGCCTGGGATGCCTTGTTCCAACAGAAGTCAAAGCCCTTTCCCAGGGCGTAGGCTTCAATGTTGGTGGCGTTCATGGCCACGCCAAGGTTATCCATCATGGTGAAGTTGCCCTTGGCGGCACCTGCGACGGACTCCATAGCCATGGACATATCAATGCCCATAACGGATGCCATGTCTGCCGCTCTCTGCATGGCCTGAGTGGTCAGATCCAGACTTTTCTGCTGATCCAGACCACTGCCCTGGAACAGAGCGCCCATCTTATTGGCGGTTGCCAGATATTCACTCTGGGACAGGCCAAGGTTACGGTAGGCATCTTCGCCTGCCTTCTGGATTTCTGCTGCATAGTCACCAAAGACGGCAACCGAGCCGCCCAGGTTCTGTTCCAGCTCACCGAACTGCTGTACGACTTCCGTACCCAGCTTGATGGCGGCAGCACCAGCGGCAACCACAACAGTACCCATGGCGGTGCCGACTGTTTTCAGGACCGTACCCAGGCTCTTGAACTTGTCGCTGGACTTTTCTGCTGCATCGGCGGACTCTTCCAGTTCTTTGCCAAGGTCATCTGCTTCGTCTGTGGTCTGAGCCATTTCTCGCTCCATATCATTCAGAGCAGCCTCGGCATTATTCAGCTGGATCTGCCACTGCTGGGTACGGCGATCATTCTCACCGAAGGACTCCGTGGCATTTTGCAGCGCCTTACGCAGCATTTCGATTTTTTCCTTCTGCTGATCGATCTCCTTTGCAAGCACCTTGTGCTTTGCTGCCAGAGCCTCGGTAGAAGAATCATTTTTATCAAACTGGGAGGAGACCAGCTTCATTTCGGAACCCAGAACCTTGAAGGACTGGTTGATCTCAGAGAGGGCTTTCTTAAACTCCTTCTCACCCTCCAGACCAATTTTTAAGCCGAAGGTATCAGCCACGCTGCCACCTCCTTCTTAGATGCCGGGTGGGATGATCTCGTCAATAAAGACCTCCCGTTTGGGCTTTGCGATACCGTTATATTGCTTATGGCACTCCCAGAGATCCAGGAGCAAGCCAAACGGCATCAACCAAACCTCATCCCAGGATAGATGAAGCTGGCCGATGCCGTAATAAAGAAGTCGAGTAAATAACTCTCCGTCACTTACTCGACTACCGCGTTTTTTGTGTCTGCCTCGCTTTCGATGTTCCGCTTCGTACCCTTCAGCAGACATTCCGTGATGGCATTCTTGAAGTCACCCAGCTCCACAGGGGTGGTCAGCAACTCCACCATTTCCTCCGTTAGCAGGGGACGGCGGGAGTCGGGATTCCTGAGGTTGTGAATCAGAAGGCTCTGATTTGCCAGCAGAGTGATGAGCCAGACGATTTCGGAGATCGCCAGTTCGAAGTTCTCAGACTTCATCAGCTTATCGCCCAAGTTCTCCAGCCCCCCATACCGGGCGGCGATATCTTTTGTGGCCTTGGTGGTGAGAATAAGGGCATACTCTTCGCCGCCGATAGTGATCACGGCACTACGCTCCATATCCATGAATCAGATCCTCCTTAAGCATCAGTGGGTGCGGCTGCACCATAGGTGGGTTCGTACACTTCGTTATACCAGTTGGTGATAACGGTGGCAGTGACATCAGCGTCACCCTCGGTTACTTCTGCCTTCCAGGGGTGCTTGCCGGAGTCATCAGGCTTGGTTCGCCGCATAATCGTACCTTCGATGGTGGGTGTGGAGAAGGTGATGCTGTCACCCTTGGTAGCCAATGCGGTGCCGGGGATACCGAACTTCACCTTATACAGCCAGAAATACTTGTACTTGCCGTTGGCCTTCTTTGCCCGGAAGCCAATAGCCACGGGAGTACCACCATCCTCACTGCAATAGACCACAACACCGTTGCTGTCGATGGTGGAACCGCTGAGAACAGATGCGACGGTAGCGCCCAGATCATCCACACCCAGAGAAAGGGTGCCGTTCTTGAACTCCTTGACCACTTCCGCTGCGCCATCGTCTGCGTACAAAGTGGCTTCTGCCAGTTCCACGGACAGATCTGCGCTCATAGCCTTTGCCAGCTGAACAGGGGTACCATAGGTCTCATTGCCTTCCGCGTCCTCAGTAATGGACGCATAATACAGTTTATCCAGACCAATTGTTGCCATAGGTCATTCCTCCATTTCATAA